TGTTGTTTTGATTTACTGTCAATACAGAGCCATTGGACAGCATTGAGTGGCAACCGAATCCAGTTGGTAATGGTGTGATTTGAAAGGAGTTAATAGTCGTGCCATCTGGTGAACTAATGGCGCGAAGGTTACTAGCATTTGTCACTCCTAGTGACGCCCCTCTTCCACCAGACCCATATATATCTCTATTCCCGATTGCTGTTATCTGGATTTCTGATGAGCTTATCTGTGACCAATCCGAACAGACAAAAATACCATTGTTTGTCAGGTTTGGATTGAGGCTAGTCCCAATAAACTGTGTTGCAGTTTTATTAAAATTTATCCCAGAACTACCCCAAGCTGGGCCGTTAACTAGATTACCATCAAACGCCCCCAGCCCCCCAAGCGAGAATGCAGTCACTCCTGACCCTACATTCTGACTGCTCCTCAAAGGCCAACACACCATGCTATTCCACAAGCCGAGGCTCTTGATCCCGCGCACGAAGTCGCTGATCAGGCGGCGTGAGTCGGTAAAGGCCACCGCTTGAGTCACCGCTGTTGATGTCGTGGGCACATAAACCGAAACGTTCGATCCTGTTTCAAATTGCGCTCCCCAAAGATAGAGTCCGCTCGTTCCATCCCCTGTGTAGATATCGCTCGTCCCGTTGTGCAATGATGGGTAGCCAGGATTGAATGCCTGCGTTGATCTTGCTGGCCCCGTCACGGAACAGCGGAACCACCCATTGCCGACATTCGTCATTGTTGCCGTCCCCATCTCGGTCACATATGTTCCTGCGGCGAGATTGAATACCGCCGCCGCCGCAATCGCCGCATCGTAGTTCAGCCTTAACCAACGAGTGCCGGTGGCTAATTTTGCATAGATGGAAAAAGTGTAGACGACACCTATCGTTGTGGGAGGCTGCCCATAGATCCGATGCACTCCCGTTGTCGTGTTCTCAACGACGACATTAGCTGTTGTTCCACCGAGGGGGTCGGTTGTTGCGGAAGTTGTGCTGACCGCGACATTTTGCAGCGGAGTCCATTGAGCAAAGGATTGTGACCACAAGGCGAGGTTGGTCACATAAGCCGTCGGCGTCTGGGTGCCGCTCGCAATCCCGGCCCGCGCAAAGTAGGCCAGGGCGTCGGGGTCGGTGCCAGCCCGCTTGATGAAGGGCAGCTGCATGGCAGCCGCTAGGCGACGGACTCGACCTGGACGGCGACCCGTAGGCGGATGGCGTCGGCAGCACTGAAGGTCGGCGTGCCGCTGGTCTGGGCGGCGACCCAGAGGCTACCGCCCGGGACATCGAACGGGATGCTCAGTGACTGGGTCTCTCCATAGCGGGAGTTGGCCAGGTCGACCGAGGTGGTGACCGTGGCCTGACCGACGATTTCCAGTGCGTTGGTGTTCGTCATGGTGACGGGTGCATTCAGCGATCCGAGCGCGACGTTCGAGCGCAGGAAGGTCAGCGTGATGGTCTGGACCGGTTGCCTGACACGGTCGACGATCGAGACTCCGAGAATGGTGCCGCGCGAGCTGCTCGGCGTGACCGAGATCGGGACCGCGGTGGTCGCGAAGAGGACGTTGTTGGCCGTGTAAGCGCTGGTGGAGACCGTCGGCGTGACGCGGATGATCTTGGTTTTGAAATTATTGATCGCGACGTTCATGGTTGTGCGTGAAGGATAGAGCCTCAGCCGTTTGAGCTTAATGGGGGAATTCATCCGCGGAGCGGATAAATAGGAGATGGGAGATGGCCCTGCTTAATCCTTAATCCCTAATCCCTAATCCTCTGCCCTCCTCCCATCCGGTCGATCACCGGCCCCTCGCGCTGAAACTCCCCTGCTGGCCCTGCTTCATCTCGAGCTTGTCCCACTCGATGTTCAGGCACTCGCGGGCGGCGGCATCCATGGCACTGGCCTTGTCGAACTGGCCGTCCTCGCGCTGGGCCTCGGCACAGATGCCGAACTTGACGGCATCGGCAATGACATAGGGTACGGTGTCCCCGGCCGTGTAGCTGGCGGACGTGTAGACCGTGGGACGGGCCGTGAACTCGACCCAGACCTTGGACGGGGTGGCCGTCTGGCCGCACACGATCCCGTCATTGGTCAGCCGCCAGCTCACCGGGGCGGAGTAGCGGTTGGTGCGGGGGTCGCTGGCCCAGACATTGAGCACCTCGCCGATCGGTGTCTGGGTCACCCCGCCGAGCACTTGGTCCAGGTCGATTGCGTAAAGGATGCCGCTGCCGGTCGTGGAGGTGTAGGAGCTGGCCGGGGCCCAGTTCGTGTTGGCCGTGTCGGTAACGGGATCGACCCCGGTGGAGGCCACCTTTGCGTAGTAGTAGGAGGAGTCGCTGCCGAGCACGACGGCATCGGCCGCGTAGGCCGTGGAGGCACTCCAATCAGCATAGAACTGACGGAGCTCGAACCGGACAAAGTCGGGCCAGGGATACATCTCCCAAGCGGCGCGGAGGTTGCTGTTCGCATACTCGGTGAAGGCGGCCAGGGTGTTGGAGGCCGGAGTGATCGAGGGATCGAGCCCCATGCGTGCGAGGGCGCCGTCAATGACGGATTTGAAGGTGACGGTGCGCATGAGGAGTCGAGAGGTGGTCGCGGAGCTTAGGCCGCCAAGGCCTCGTACTTGCTGGCCTCGGTGATGACGGCAGCCGACTTGCCCTTGTAGGAGAAGTTGGCGGCGGCAGATCCGGAGCGCTTCTGGATCATGACCTTGTCGGAGACGCCCTTGACCCGCACGATGACGCCGTCGCGCTCAAGGGCGGCGGTGAAGTCAGGGTCGCGCCAGCACTCGGGCCCGTAGATGGCCCTCATGTGAAAGTAGAGGTCGGCATCGATCCGGTACTTCAGCTGGCCGATTCCCTCCATGAGCCGGGATGCGTTCTCCAGGCGGGTGCTTGCGGCATTGAGCTCCTCCTGGCGCTTCATGGCCATGACCGCGTGGGCCCTGAATCCGGCGCGGAACTCGTCCAGAACGGAGGAGGAGACGCCGTCGATGGGCGCGACAAGTGATTCCTCGGAAGTCATGCAGTTTTCAGGTTCGCAGTTTCAGGTTTCCAATTTGGAGCGTGAAGGGGTGGCCGACCCCGGGAGGGATCGACCACCAGTTCCACGACCCGAATTAGGACGCGGCGATCTGCGCGTGAGCGAGGGGGTTGGTCACCGCCAGGGCCACGATGGTCTCGACGATGCCACGAGGGCCGCCGCCGAGGTCAGGGAGCTGCTGGAAGTAGGGCGCCGTGTGGGTGCGGAGCTCCACATACTCGGGGTCGACGATGTACCCGCGGGTGTTGTTCGGGAGGAAGGCGCTCAAGAAGAGCTCCACGTCACCGTAGTCACCGGAGTAGATGTCGACCGAGGTGCTGACCTTCTTGTCCTCGGTGTTGCTGTTGTAGAAGCGGACACCGGTGTTCGAGGCCCTGTTCGGGAGGTAGCGGGAGAAGTCGCTGATGGCGTTCTTCACGTCGCTGCCGACGATTCCGATCAGGTTGCCGCTCTTGCCGGTCTGCGACCAGCGGCTCTGGAGCAGTGAGCGGAAGCTGTCCTCGGTGAAGGCGGACATCGCGCCCGAGTAGACGCTGTTCGTGGGCAAGCAGTAGGCGTCGGGCACCGGCAGGACCGAGTCCTTGCTGGCGGCCACGCGGAGCCACCGACCCAGACCGCGGGTCAGGAAGGGGACCGTGCCGTTGTCGGCCTGGGCAGCGTTGTCGGAGAGCAGGGCAGCCTCCACGTCGCGCTTGACCATGATGGTGGCCTTGGCCTTCGCCCGGGCAAATTCCGTGGAACCTGCGACGCCCTGCGGGTCGGGGTTGTTGACACCGGCGACGACGGCGACGTTCTCCTCGAGTCGGGAGACGCCCGGCACGCGGCGGAAGGTCTGGATGTAGTTGCTGATGCGGGCGCGGCCGGAGGCGAGGTCCGCCGTGGTGGCGAAGCTGGTGACATCGGTGCCGTCCACGACACCGGCGGTGCTGGTGGCGGGATAGTTGTCAACCTGCCACTCGGTGATGGCGTTGGTGGGCTTCTTGCCCTTGCGGATCGTCGAGGTCAGGACGGTCTCACGAGCGTCGACCACGGCGATGATGTCTGAGAGATCCTCCCGCTTGCCGGCGGAGGAGATGTAGTTGATAGGCATTGGATTGGGTTGGTTGTTTCGTTGCCGCGGGGTTGGGTTATGCGGCGGCGAAGTAGTTGGCGAGGTCGTCGATGCCGCCACCCGCGATCACGCGATCGAGGTTGCGGCCCTTCTCCTTGCCGGTGGAGTTTGGGGGACGGCTGGCGCTGGGCTTGGGGATCGCGGGGGCGATCGCCTTGCTCTTGCCTGCGGTCGGTGCTGATTTCTTTGCGTCTGCGTCCTTTGACTTGGCGGCACGCTCCATGCGGAGCTGCATCCCGAGCAGGGAGTCGCCGATCACCATCTCGAATCCGGGCAGGCGCTTGAGCGCCGGGACCCGCTTCAGTGTGTCGACCATGACCTGGTGGGCCTGAGTGCCGGGCTTGAAGAGATCGGGGTAGGTGGCGCGGGCCTCCGGGAGGATGGCCTCGCGCTCGCGGAGGTATTCCCGACGTGAGGGGGCGTGATCGGTGAGGAGTGCGTCGGTCTGGGCGATGAACTTGGCCATCTCGGCCCGGTCCACATAGCGCTCGGTCCCGTCGGGATTGGTGACGGTGGCGCCGTCCGGATTGGCCAGGGCCCAGGCGCGGACCTTCTTGGCGGCGCTGACCTTGGATTCCAGGTCGTCGGCCGTCTCGATGTCTGCCAGGGGGTCCTCGGGGGTCGGCTCAAGTCGGATCGGGGTGCGGGACTCGAACTCTCCCTTGAGTCGGTCGTGCTCCTCGCGCAGCTCCTCGAGCGCGGTCTCGGCCTCACGCCGCTTGCGGGTGATCCGGTCGATCCGCTTCTCGAGCTTCTCGAGTGCGCGGCCCTTGCCGTCGGTTTCCTTATCGGCCTCCTCGTCGGATTGCTCCTCCTCGGTGGCCTCCTCATCGGTCTCCTCCTCCGCGGATTGCTCCGGGGTCTCGGTCTCTTCGCTCACATCCGTGCTTTCCTCGGTGTCATCGTCGGCCTTCGGAGCGGGCTCGGACTTGGACTTTCCAAGTGCCGCGGCCACCTCGGGCGGGAGATGGTCGAGAATGTCGGAGATCGCGGTGGACCCCTCGTTCCCGTCGGATGTGCTGCTGCTGTCGTTGGTGCTTTCGCTCATAGTGTTTGAGGCCACTAAGCGGCCATGATCAGCACTTCATTTTCCCCGCGTGATGCGGAGATGACGGAAATGCAGGAACGTCCCATAAGCGGGAGTATCGGGCGGGTAATCGCCGACCTTAATGGGGGAAATTCACCATGAAGATCATGGAGAACATGAAGGGGAGGAAAGGGATCGTGGGGAGGAACGGGTGAGAGGCTTCGATGGATTGGTTGTTCCCTCCTCATCGTGTTTGAGCATCACCCTTTTCAGTTTGGACTTATGCTACTCGATACAGTGTGCACGCTGCTCCTCACCGCCATCCTGCCTGTTGCTGGATCCGCTTTGTCAGCCGTGTGACGGGCCTCCTGCGAATCCGTACCCGTGTCCACACATGGTGGATCGGAAATTCTCCCGCCCCGGATCGTCATCCGGTTGTTTGGCACGCGGGGTGGCCTGCCAAGCCCATCACGGAGCAACCCGGAGAGGGAACATTGGCATAAATTATTATCTGATCATTTTCCTGAGTTCATGAGTTCCAGATTAAATGTCTCAACCCTGCTGACGCTGCCTCATGGCTTCAGCACGAAGGTTGAGCAAATAGTCCTGCAATCGGTCGAGGCCCTCCTCGGCACCAAGCGCGAAGACGGTCTCCCGGTCGCTCTTGATGACGGCCCGCGCATTGGTCCGGCTCTCGTTCTTGGCCCGATCGATCACCTCGAGCACGGCCTGCAGGAGGGGATGATCGGCATCGACGGCCAGCGCCTCAAGCAACTGGGCGTCGGAAAGCGGACGTGCGCGGAGAACTTCAACCCGTGGTTGAAGTAGGGTCGAGAGTCGAGAGACGAGGGTCGAGAGCAGCTTCTTCATTTCTTGGATTTTGCAGCTTCAAACATTGCCAGGATCTTTTGAGCCGGAGTCAGCTTCTTGAAGACTATCTTGGATTTCTTCATGAGTTCCGGAGTTCCAGATTATTGATTCTGACCTGCTTCGAGGACGGGGGCCGTGCCGACGCGGCCGATCTGGGCGTTGCCCTGCTGCTGGATTTGGAACGTGAGGAACTTGATCCGGTTCTCGACCATCTTGGAGAGGACCGGCCTTGCGGCGATCATCTGCTGCAGCTCGGGATTCATCTGGATGCTCTGCTGGAGTGTCTGGAGTCTGAGCTGGTAGTTCATGCCGGTCTGGGGCTGCATCGGCGGCTCGATCCCGGCCACCATCTGGGTGAGGGCACTCTGCTCGTCGGAGACCTGCGCCTGGGTCGCCTGATCCATCGGCTGGAGCACGGCACCGGCCATGTTCGGATCAATGGCGCGGAACATCAGCTCGGTGAATTTCGAGTAATCGACGCGGCCGAAGCGGTCGTTGGCCAGCACGGTCTGGAGCAGTCCGAACTTCTCCTTGAGGAGTTCGTGGTTGAGGTCTCGGGTGTCAAATTCCAAGCTGACATCCATCATCCCCTGAATCTCGCTCCGACCGGCATTCCAGGGGCGCGAAAGCGGGCCGACAATGCGGACCACCTGATCCTCGCCCATGTATTGCTGGCAGAGTTGGAGTGTCTGGGCGACGACCTGACGCATCTCGATGAGCCAACCGTCGACGAGGTCCTGCTGGTGGAGCTGGGCCAGCTGGGGCGGGCAGTTGCCGGTCATGCGTCCGAGGTACTGGTCGAGCGTGGTCTGGGCGGCCTTCTCGACCTCGATGGAGGATCCGTCCCCCGGCGGGATCTGCATCCAGCTGATCTCTTCGCCGCGGCGCGACGGCCACTTGGTGCCGGGGCCGAAGGAGAGATTCATGGCGCCACGAGACGCGGGGACGAGAATGGGCGGGAGGACGGAAATGGAAGTGCGGTCGGTGCGGGCATCGCGTTGGACCTTGATCTCATGCTCCCAGGTGTCGGCAATCGAGGGGATGCCACGGGACTCGAGAATGGTGCGGGAGATCTGCTCCCGCTGGTGGACTACATACGGATACTGGCCATGCTCATAGGGCAGGGCCTCGTCGAGTCCGACGCAGTCGCGCACCCCGAGGCAGAGGACGGTGTTCCAGACATTGGGAATGCCGTCGTCGTCGACCGACTTGCGGTGGAAATGGAAAATCTCGATCAGGTCCCGGCGCTCATAGTCGAGGATGCCCCAGAAATTGCGACGAGACTCGGAGAGTAGCAGCAGGTTGGAGGTGAGGGTGTCGACCACGAACCCCTTCCGCTTCACGGCCTTCTCCACCCAGTCGGCATCGTAGCCGTGGGTGTTGATCCGGTCGCGCAGCTCGCTCTCGGTGAGTCGCTCGCGGTGGGCCACCCAGGGTGCGCGCTGGATGTCGTCGGTGATGACTGGGAAGAAGATGTCGACCATGGGGAGCAGGGCGCTCCACCTCGGCATGGCCGAGAAGACCTCGGGCACCGGGATCTCGCACCGGCCGGTCTGCTGGAGCATCTTCAAGCAGTATCGGGCGGGGCCCTTCTTGAGGATGGGCGACATCCCCATGAGGGTGCGGAGGTTCTCCTCCTCGCGGAGCGGGTCCATGACCTGCTCCATGACCTGCTGCTTGACGGCCATCAGTTGCTGGGGATCCTCGGTGGCCGCAAGCATGGTGGCGAGGCCGTCGAGCGTGATCTCCTGGCTGGTGCGGCGCAGCTGTTGGTCCCACATGACGGCGGTCACCGCCGAGCCGTAGGTCTGGCGCCAGTTGGCGGCCAGCTGGAGCTCGCGTCGGATCTGGGGCCGCATCTGGTTCCAGAGCACATATTTGAGCAGGGTCGAGACTTTCTCGGCGTACTCGAGGTCGCCAGAGTCCATGGCCACGGCCTGGGGATTGGCCCGGGTGAAGGCCTGCATCATCAGCATCACCTGCTCGTTGAGCGCGGCATCGATGACCCGTGGCCTCATGTCGGAGGCACCCTCCCAGGGGAAGGGTTGGGCATTGAGATCGGCGCCGTGCTTGCGGCCGTCGGCGGACTGGCCACTCCAGATATTGAGCCGCGAGGCGTAGGCGTGCTCGCTGCGGGTGTAGTACCAGAAGGCGTCGCGTGTCGACTGGATCAGCTCGGCGGAGAGGACCTCAAGGTTTTCGCCGAGATCGCCCCCGGCATCCAGGGCGCCGATGCGCTCGAGCTTCGATCCGGTTCCGTCGTTGGCAAGTGACATACGCCGGAAGCATACAGGCAGGATGGCGGCACCTTAACGGGGGATCCGCTCGCGGCAGTTGGCGGGTGTCTGTTGTTCCTCTGGCGCGGGAGCGAGTCGGAACTGGTAGAGTTGAAAGATCGTCTCTGGATTTTCATGCTCTTCCTTGCTTCCTATAAGCCTCCTCCATTCTGGCTGACTCCACTCGTTTTCTGGCGAATAGATTTCTAGCTTCGCGACATATTTACGGAACCTCTCGACCTCTGCCTGTGAGGCGGCGAGTTCTCGCTCTAGTTCTCTGCATAAAGCATAAGCGTCCTGATGCTTTTTCAGCAGTTCCTTTGGTTGTGGGGGGCAATGCCGAAACTCAATGGCATCAGTTCGTGGTGTGTCGGTTGTCATTTATTGTTGGTGTCGGTGTTCATTTCTGGTTTTTCATCATTCATAATTCATCCTTCATAATTTCATTCCCTAGTATCCCCCTCCCGGATGCTGGCGTGGCCTCAGGATATCCCCCTCGACGTAGAGGAGTTCGGGTTCGGCGGTCACCGCATAGCGGACGCAGTCAAGCGGGTCCTTCGTTGCGGCCTTATTGCCATCGGCCCCGGTCCACTCTTTGAGGGAATAGATCACATTGGCACAGTCGCGCGAGATGTAGAGACGGGGCTCGTTCCCGGTGCCGACCGGCCGGTCGGGATCGTAGGCCAGGGCATTGTTGATCAAATCGACCCCTTCGTCGATGGCACGGCCCGAGGTGGGGCTGAAGTCGAGATCGATGTCGGCACACTCATCCAGCAGGGTCGTGACCCCGTCCCGTAGGATCGTGGCACTGCTGGCATAGCGTGAATCCATGAGTCGCTCGCGGATGATTTCATCCCCCTCAAGCCTCGCAATCTCCTCCTTGTACTCCTGCAGGCCCCATCCGAATGTTTTCTGGGCATCGCCCATGTCGCCGTCGGCCTTGCTGGCGCTTGGCACCGCCCAGGGGCCGACCACGCCGACCCCGGTGATGTATCGGGAAGAGTCCGGCCACTCCCGGTAGACAAAGAGGCGGCCCCGGATATCGACCCGGACCCAGATCATGAACCAGTTACGCCCCGAGCAGGGATCGACAATGTGATAGTTGCTCCCCTCCTTCGGGATGGCCTCGGGATCCACCACATGGACATCGTCACGGAAGCGAGGGAAGCGACTGACCCTCGACTTCGTGGCCACACCGTAGGCGCGGCAAAGGATAGTTTCCTTGTTCTTCCCCTCCAACACGACCTTGAGCGAAGGATAGTTTCCATAGGGGTTCTCCTGGGTGTGGAAGTAGATGATCCCGGCATTGCGCATGACCGGCTGCTGGATCAGTGGCACCTTCTCGAATCCCTCGCCGCTGATCTTGGGCAAGAGCTCTGCCTCCGTCTCCTCCGTGGTGACGGCCCCATTCAGCACGCTGGCCACGGTCGGGGTGTAACCAGCCACCGGGGTGAAGGTCACATGGAGTAGTCCATTCCGTGTCAGGAGTCGGTAGCGGAGGGCCTCGAGCCAGTCCGGGGTGACCAACTCATCCGCCCAGGCACAGTCCAGCTCGGCACCCTCCACCGATTTCACGTCCATGCTATAAAATTTGAAGACGCACATGGATCCATTCGGCAGGACGAGCTTGTTCTCGGTAAAGCCGCCACTCACCGAGTAGTTGATCTTGGTGGTGGTTCCTTGGCGGAGCTTGCCGGTGTCGCTCTTGTACTCGGGGGGCAGGTATTTCCAGATCAGGCCCTGCTGGTTCTCGATCGAGGATGCCTCGGTCGATTGCAAACACCAGACCTTGGCAAAGTCGCGCTCGATCATCAGCTGGACGATCCGCTTGGCCGCACGCTCCGACTTTCCGGCGCGGTTTCCACCCAGATTCCATTCCTCGATCACCCCCACCGGGAACTTCTCCCGCAGCCGCGCCCGCTCGGCATCGGCACGCACCCAGGAGGCGGGCTCATGGCCGTAGCGGAGGGGGTCGGCCTTCTCCATCCGGATCCCCTCCTCCCGGGCGGTGATGAAGGCCGCGAGCTGGTCCTTGGTGAAGATCCGCTCCCGCTCACCCACGCGGGCCGCGATCGTGCCATCCTTGCGGCGGCCGATCAACTCGACCAGCGGGTGAACGGGGTGGGGAGTTTGGAGCATTTTAGGAGTTAGGAGATGGGATCTGGGAGATGGGGAACTACCAGGGGATGTCGTCCTCGGCCTCGACGGCCGCCGCGGGCTTGCTCTCGACCTTCGTCTCTCGACCCTCGGCCCGGGCGCTCGGCACCCATGGTTCCTTGACCTCGCCCTTGATGTACTTCTGGCCCTCGATTTTGCTTCCCACCTTGCCCTCGTTGATCCATCCCGCCAGATCAAACTTGGTGCCGTCGGGCAGCTCGATCGATCCGGAGTAGACCGGCTTGCGGGGATGGTCACCCTCCTTCTTGATGTTCTTGAAGAGGACAAAGGTGCCCTTGTTGCTTGCTTGGTTGCTTTCGCTCATTTGGTTTTGGTTGTGGGTTTGGTTTGGGTGAGTTTGTTGAGGCATCGCTCAATCAGGAATTGCTGCAGGTAGGTGGTGGCCTCCTCGTGACGGCGCTTCTCGCGGACGCCGCGGGAGTTGAGGATGTCGCGGGCCGCGTGGAGTGTCTCGTGGGCCAGAATGCCGTGCATCTCGGGAGTGGATTTCCACTGGGTCAGGAAGATGACACTTCCCAGGGCCCGGGTGCGCACACTCAGGCCATCGCTCTCCTTGAGCTCGTGGACGTGCTTGGGCTTGTCACACCCCTTGCGGTGCAACCATGCCAGGGCGCTCTTGTGGTCCGCCGGGAAGACCAGCCAGAGCTGGTCCCGGTAAATGTCCACGGGGATGAGGTGCTCGTTCATGGTGATTAGGCTGTTAGGGGTTTAGGCTGTTAGACTGTTAGGGATGGGGTGCGCTAGGTGTAGAATTTCCCATGCAAGAGAAGCCACTGCTGGAACTTGTCCATTTCCAATGGCTTTAATTCTGTCCAACCAACAGGCCATCCCATGACCCATTCCGCTAACTCTGGGCAATAGTCCGGTCCCGAAATCGTAATTATGGCCATGTCCTTCATGTTCACAGTTTGGGCAGCCGTATTTCCCGGCCGAATCTTCAAAGACATACCCGCACTTCTCACAAGATCGAAAAGCAACATCGGAAGCCGATCCAATCTCGTCTTTCCATCCTTTCGCTCCGATGTCATTCCGAAGGTGTCCTTCCAGTCCCTTGCCGTGGGCGTTGGAAGCATAGAACCAGAGTCGCTTGCGCCGATGATTAAGTCCGACAGCATCAGCTCCCAAAGTGATCCATCTGCATACATACCCGAGGCTGGCAAGTTCTGTGATAACTTCTGAAAGCCCTGCGGTTCGCAGAGCTGGCGAGTTTTCACCGAAAACATAGGAAGGGCGAACCTCCCCAATAATGCGGAACATCTCCCTCCATAGACCGGAGCGCTCACCTTCAATGCCCTTGCGTCCCCACATTGCTCTCGCAACACTGATGTCCTGACAAGGAAAACCTCCCGATACCACGTCAACAAGTCCACGCCAGGGTCGTCCATCGAAACATTTGACGTCATCGAAAACTGGAAAAGGTTCAAGGATTCGGTCGTTCTGTCGCGCCAGCAATACGCTTCTGGGATATCGCTCGATTTCAACGGCGCAAACAGTCCGCCATCCATGGAGCACGCTCCCAAGTATTCCTCCACCAGCGCCTGTGAATAATGCCAGCTCATTCATGG